GATGCGGACGGACTTGCGGTCGATGGTCTTCATGGCCTTGCCGGCCTCCTCTCGGTCGATCATTTCAGCCACCTTATTACTCCATACCCGCCCGGGCTCGCCTCCCCAGAGCAGGAACGCGACGTATCCAGGGGTCGGCGGGCTGTCCCACCCGGGCCGCTTGTCGACCGCGTGGCGAGCGTGCCAGGCGCGCATCTTAATGATCTTGTCACGGCTCGCGGGTTCCCCCGAGGCCATCCGGCGAGCCCACGCCACCGTTTCGGGCTGGAGACCTTCTCCGCTTGCCCCGGCCTCGTGCAGCTCCAGGCCCCGGCGCAACGCCTCCCTCACCCCCTGCGGGGGCGTCAGATACTTCTCGATCGGCATCGGGCGCCTCCTCTAGTGATCCGCGCTGTACGGGTGCATCTCCCGCACCCGGTGGAACGTCCACGTCCAGTCGCTTCTTGCGACGAGATAGCCCTCGGTCTCGAGGACGAACGTGCTGCCGGGGTTCTCGCGACACTCATCCTCCGCTCCCGCACGGGCCGCGGGTTGACTCTCGTGCCAGACCTCCCGGTCCCACTTGTCCAGCGACGGCCGGTAGTCGTACCGCTTGCCGCGCTCATCCTGCATGATGTCATCGAGGGTCGGCCTCACTATCGGCGGGATCGGGCCACCGGAAGATGGTGACGGGTGCCACCCCCGCGTGGACCGCGTCACAGAAGACTTCCGCTTCGCCACCGCCATCACCGTCCCAGAACATGCTCCGCCGGGTCTTGACCCCGGGGAATCGTGCGCGCAGGTCCTCCTCGAGGATCGCGCAGGCAGCCACCGCGTGACGCTCGCCCTGGACGTGCGACACGATCGGGTGGATGATCGCCCGGCGGATCGCCTCGCTCGGGTCCGGGCTCGCGGGGTGCACGGGCTCACTCATGCTCGTTGATCCAGGTGTGAACCTCGAGGACGTCGTCGCCCTTGAGGATGACGCTCGCGCGGTCCTGATGCAGCACCGAGGCCAGCGGACCGTACCTCTCGCTCTTGATCTGCGCCGCGTTCATCGCGATGCGGCGGTTGCCGTGCTGGATGATCTCGACCATCATTCCCCTCCGATCGGGACTTCGACGTAGACCTCATCACATCGGCACTGGCAGACGTTCGCCGGTCCGCCTGCCGGGTCCTTCGGGTGCATCATGCTCACGCCGCCGACGTCGTAAGGCTCATCCATCGCGACCACCTTGCCGTTCATCTTCGCGTGGTCCTCGCGGGTCCGGCTGTCGATCACCGAGACCCACCGCTTCCGCAGCTCGATGCCCAGCGGCTGGATGTCCTGGTTGAGGCTCACAGCCTCGAGGTTCGCGCCCTTGCTGGCCGCGATGCCGACCTCGGTTCGGGCGATCAGCATCGGCCGGTACTGATAGTTCGTCTGGTAGTCGCCCGGTAGCGCCCCGGCGTCCGTGACCTCGTAGAGCCCGCGGATCTGCTCAGCGATAGCCTTGTAGTCCAGCGCCCGCTCGATGCCGTCGAGCACGATGCTCTGGATCTCGTCCTGCGTCGTCTGGTTGATGAGGCTCACCTGCGAGGCCACGACCGTCTTGACCCAGCTGTCCCACAGTGAGCGGACGTTCGCGAACACGCCCTTCGTCTCGCGGATGCCGAGAGCCTTGCGACGATGCGACAGGGCCTTGCCCACGAGGCTCGCACTGTCACGCCCGACCTTGTCGTAGAGGCTCGTCAGGACGGGCGTGAGAGCGTCCTGCGAGCCGAAGCTAGGGTTTACGTTGCCGCCCTCCACCTGGTCGGCGATTTCGCCAAGACCGGCGCGGAGAGCCTTTCGGACGCGGGGCTCGTAGATCCCGACCCAGTATTCCCGGCGCCGGTCCATCGCCTCGTTCAGTTGCTCGAGCGGGTCGGGTGCGGCCTTGACCTCGGGCACGGGTGCGGATGCCTGGCCGGTGACCGGCGCGGGCGCCACGGGAGCCGGTGCCGGAGCCGTCAGCGCGTCGAGCGGCACGAGGGTCCCGGGTTCGAGGATGACGTCACCCTCCGGGCGTTCCTCGTAACCGGCCATCACGCGCTGCTCGTTGACCGTCAGCCACGACGCGGCCTTGATCTGATTGAACAGCGCCTCGCGGTCCTCCTGGAGGGCCTCGATGCTGTCGCGGTCGTAGGACAGGGTGAGCGCCGGGCCGAACTGCGGCGCGAGCCAGTTGTTCAGGTCGTCGGCGATGCGGTCGAGGAGCGGCAGGATCGTCTCGGTGTAGAGCGCCTTCCTGGCCTCGCGACGGTTCTGGTAGGTGGCCGACATCAGGCCGACCAGCTCGCCCGGCACGCCGAACGCCGCGCAAATCCGCTGAGCCGACCACAGCATAGACTTGTCCATGCTCATGTCCTGCGGCGAGAAGCTCAGCGGTTGCGCCTCCAGCCCACCGTCGAGGATCATCGGGCGCCCCACGTTGTCGGTGCCTTGGTAGAGCTGCTGGATCTGTTGCTTCAGCCGGTCGTACTGGCGGTCGTCGAGGGCGTCCTGCGAGCGGAGGACCATCCCGGGCATGGCCTGGTTCTGGAGGAGACGGACCTCGTACCGAGCCAGCTCGTTGTCCTGGTCGATCGCACGGGCCGCGGCCTCGAGGGGCGACATGCCGTACCAGTCGTCCAGCGGCGAGAAGAGACGGATGTGAAGGCAGTGCTCCGTGTCGAGGTCGATGCGAGCCGTCGAGACCTCGTAGCGATAGCCACGAACCCGGTTCTGAGCGTCGGGAAGCACGCGCATCCGGTCGGGCCGCAGGACGTACAGCTCTCGTGGGGCGCCCCGGTCGGGACCGACGGCCTCGACGTAGGAGTTCCCGGCGATCAGCAGGAAGCTCACGAGCTGTTCCGCCCATGCGCCGTATCCCTGCTCGGGGTTCGGGCGTCGCAGCAGGTCGAGGAGCGGATGGCTGTCCAGTTCGCGGGCAGCCTCGCCGCGGCCCTGGTAGAGACGCCAGGGGATACCGGCGATGCCACGGGCGATCTCGGTGATGCAGGCGTAGACCCATGGGTTCGTCGCATAGCCCTCGCGGGAGAGCGCCTGATAGTCCCGGGGAGTCCACACCGCGTCCGGCAGGTTGCGCACGAGCGCCTGCGTGGTCGCGCTGGCCTTCACCTCGACGCCCAGCGCCCGGCGCATCCAGTCACGGAATCCCATCATCGCTCCCTTCGCAGACATGTCATAACCTGCGTATACCCGGTTCGGCCGCCCGCTCGAGCATCAGCTCCGTGACGCCCCACACCAGCGCGTCCATCCTGTCCGGGCTCTCGTGCCCCGGGGTCCACCCGCACAGCTGGTCCTCGAGACCGGACCACGCCCCGACGTGATGGACCTTGCCCTGCTCGTAGAGGGCCGCGACGGGTTCGGCACGGGCCACCTTGCCCCGTGATGCTCGCACTTCGCGGATCGGGAGCCTTCCTTGCAGTGTACCCAGCAGGTGCCGCACGAGGTCCCCGCCCTGGTTCACCTCGACCACGATCGCGTTCGCCTTGTGCCGATTGTAACAGGCCACCACCTCGCGGCCCCACGCGTCCGGGCTGCCGCGCATTGAGCGGTCGTCCAGGACGTACCCGTGGCCGTCAGCGCCGAGGCCCACGACGATGATCCCGGTCTCGTCTGCTTCCTCGCCGGCAGTCACCGCGGGGTCGACAGCGACGACGACGCGCACCAACTCGGGCAGGACGTGCCGGCGGTTCGCGTCAATCTCGGAGCGCTGCCACAGGGCCGCGGGGTTATCGTCGAGGTCCTCGCCGAGCAGCTCCTGGCGCCCGATGCGGGTGCCCTCGTAGCGGGTGACGATCGCCTCGAGGAACTCCCGGGCCAGGTTCGCGCGGTTCTGATAGGTGGTCCCTCGGGTCACGACGGTCCCGGGGTCGGCAGCGATGCGGCGCATGAGGTCCGTCGGCCTGGGCGTGGTCGTTACAACAGCACGAGGGTCGCTGCCGAGACGGAGGCCCATCCGGAGCTGGTCCCACGCCTCGGGATACCGCCAGGCTCCCACCTCGTCGCACCATGCGGCGTGGTGCTGCGGGCCTCGCAAGCGCTCGGGCTCGTCGGCGCTGTAGCAGTAAGCCAGGGCACCCGAGGGGAACACGAGCCGGCGGCGTGACGGCTGGTATTCGGGGCGGTCGTGCGGGCCGCAGATGCTCATGATCCCGCTGTCGCCCTCCACCATGACGTCCCGCACGTCCGCGGCGGTCGGCCCCACGAGGGCGATGCGCCCGACGTTCCGGGCCTGCTGCCGCACCCACTCAGCACCGACGCGGGTCTTGCCCCATCCTCGCCCGGCCTTCACGAGCCAGGTGCGCCAGGTTCCCGCGGGAGCGAGCTGCTCTGGCCTCGCCCAGAACGGCCAGGCGTATCGGAGCGCGGCCAGCTCGGCGGGCGTGAGGCTCGCGAGGATGCTCTCACCGTCTGGGCTGCCGGCCAGGTCGTGAAGGTTCACGGGGTATCCGGGCCCTGCGACCGGGCCCCCGGGCCCTGTGCCGCGGCGATGCGGGCCCGTGCGATGGCGGCGTACTCCTCCGACAGCTCGCACCCGATGAACCGGAAGCCCTCGAGCACGGCGGCCTTGCCCGTGGACCCGGAGCCGGTGAACGGGTCGAGCACGATGCCACCCGGGGGCGTCACGAGCCGGCACAGATAGCGCATGAGGTCCGTGGGCTTCACGGTCGGGTGGTGGTTCGACCTTCCGGAAGTCCTGCCAGCTCCAGCGCGTGGACTGTCGAGCCCCGCGCTTCCCTCCTTGCGTCCGCCCGTCAGCTCTCCAGGGGATGCGACGCGGAACCCATCGAGCCCCTCCTCGCGGTCGCGCTTGCTGGCCTTGGGGCAGTAGAAAAACCGAGCGGCGGAGCCTCCAGCGTCGTCGTGGCCTTTTACAATGCTGCCGTCTGATCTTGAATTGCCCCAGTCCATCGGGTTTGGGTTTGACCCGCCTCGCGCTGCCGCCTTGCTCGGACCCGTCTCCGGGAACAGCCGCAGCACCTCCTCGCTGCCGTCGTGGATGACGTTCGCGGGCCAGCGGCCGGAGTTGTCTCCATCCGTCCCCACCCGGCACCCGTCGATGTTCAGCGCCCCGGTGCCGTGCGCCAGGACGTTCTGCGCCACCGTGCCCTTGAACGGCTTCCGGGCCACCACGATAGGCTCGTGAGCAGGCTTGAGCGCCGTGCCCCAGCCATGCCACCGTGCGGCCTCGGGCGTGGCGGGTGCGGTGATGGCGCGAGATCTCTCGCATGCTTCGGGTTCGTCGTGGAACGGCCTGTGCCATTCGTGCGTCCCCATACCTGCATTTTCACGCCGACCAGGGATCCACCAGTTCTCCTTACGACCGACCACCCGCCGCTCCGCCCCGGCCTCCCGGTCAATCGCCTTGCTCACGTCGTGACTCTTCGGGAATCCCGACCCGTACAGCCACATAATCTGGTCCCGGATCTCAAACCCGGCATCCTCGATGGCGCACACCATCCGGTGGTACGTCCGGCTCCCCGAGAACGCCAGCAGGTGACCACCGGGCTTCAGCACCCGCAGCGCCTGCCGCCACACTTCGAGGTCGTAGGCGATGCCGCTCGCGTCCCACGACTTGCCCATGAATCCCAGCTCGTAGGGCGGATCGGTCACGATCGCATCGACGCTCTCGTCGGCCAGGCCGGCCATCAGCTCCCGGCAGTCACCGACCATCACGACCGCGCTCATGCTGGACCGTCCTGGCTGCCCGTCAGAGCCCGTAGCTTGGACATCACGGCTTCCGCGTCTACCTTC